GTGTCCTTGTGCTCACAAAAAAACGCCCACCTTTAGATAAATTACATCTTCGACAACTTGCAACTAAATTATCATCAACATCATTTCCTCCAAGCCTACGAGGAACAACATGATCAACTGTATTTGCTTCCTGTCCACAGTATTGACAGATATATCCATCACGCCTGAGTATTCGTTCTCTTATCTTTGTCCATGCTCTGGTTGAACCAGTAGACCTTAAAGCTGATTTACTCAATACCATCCCTTAATCTTATGATGCTTCAAAGCATTACATGGATTATCGTATCGCTTCTCAATGTATTTTAATTGCCAATCAATCTGTTTGTATCCATCAACTCTTGACAAGTATTTAGATTTACCTTGAGGAATACCGTAATGACTACCATTCTTGGCTTTAGGATTCCATCTAGATTCTTTGTAATTCAACTCATCTAAACAATAGAATTGATCAATATCATTAAGCTGTATGAAAGCCCATTGTCTGTAATGATTTGTTTTATCTAATGCAACGGAATCATTCTTTTGAAAGGCTATTGTCATGACTAATGACAGAGATATCACCAAACCAAACCTTGCGATCTTTCTGCTTCGCAGATCGCCCTTTCGCTCTGAAAGCGAATTTGCGTTTAAGGGTATCACATTACTCCAAATCTATTAACATAACCGCAGGTCAGACGGCAAGTCAAACAACAGTTTTAAAGCATGGTAAGCCTGTTGTGGAACTACGCCATTGCCTAATATCCTCAATTGTTGAGAACGGGATAAATCTAAATCAGTTACCCATCCACTAGGTAAGCCCATCATGTATTCGACAAATTTAGTATTCAATCTACCTTGATCCAATGCAAACGGTATTGTTTTGCTTTCCATCGAACAGCTACACCCGTGCTCGCTCCCGGCTTGCCCAATGTCTTGCCTTGATTGAAATCCTCTATTCTCTGTTCGTATTTCTCTATCGGTTCGTCGTGGTTTCTCACATGCATCGCTGTTGGTGTGGGCAACAAACTTACTGCATTTGGAAGTTGTATGTTTCTGGTCGATTTGCCTTTGTAATCCCTCGCCATTGGCGTAGGCAATAATGAATAATCTTGCTCTTTGGTGTGGTGCTCCAACATCACTAGCTCGAACAATACGCCATTTTGCATCATACCCATTTTGGGCAAGGTCGCTGAGAACTTCCTTGAAACCAAGAGAGAGATGCCCTCTGACATTTTCCAAGACGATGAACTTGGGTCTAAGGATGCTAATTCCCTGAATGATATTAGGCCAGATGTGTCTTTTATCATTTTGTCCTTTTCTATTTCCTGCATGGCTAAAAGGCTGACATGGATAGCCAGCTGTGAGAATATCTATTGGCTCAAGTGAAGCCCAATCTATTTGTTTAATATCACCCAAGTTGGGTTTGTTAAATCTTTCTTCAATAAGTTTTGATGCATACTTGTCATTTTCAGCACACCAAACCATTTCAGCATTAAAGAAGTTTTCTACTGCCATGTCTAACCCACCATAGCCAGTGCACAATGATCCAATTCTCATTTTGCCCCAATCAATTCACAAGTATGACAAGGATGATCTACAAACTGCCATGAGCCACATTGATTACATCTGATAACAGGCTCTTGAGTGTCAGTTGCTTCGGCTAAATTCTTTGTGCCAATAGCGCAGCATTTAAGGCATTGATAAACTCTAAACCCCTCAGCTGTGTCATAACCATCCATCCAGATAAACTCTGAATTTGCTGAACAAAAGTTGCATCTAAACTTAACCATCTTTACTAGCCCAACCTGTTCCCTTAAAGATTGCTGGAACTGCTGTGTAGACACGACTTAATTCGAAGCCACATACTTGACAAAGAGGGATTTCGTGCTGCATCGGAAGATCCAATACAATACTTGACCCCTCTCTATCACAAGCGTATTCGTAATTTGGCACTATGGAATTCGATTGATTGAATGACAGGAATAGCATCGAAGCAGATCGCCCTCATGAAGTAATCTGTCATCGTTGCAAGTATCACAAACAATCGTTGATGGTTCGACCCTAACTCCGTTATCTGTAAAAGTAGCAGTTAGACCAGAGCCATCAATCATTATCATGTCAGCCATTTATTCCTCCTCTCTAAAGAACCAACTGCCATTTGCAGCTGTAACTGCCCACTTAGCATTGCATTGCTCACCTTTGGGTGCGCTGCAAACATAGCCAAAATATGGCTTACCAGTTTTAGCAGTTCCTTCTTTTAATATCATCAAGCCATGTGTGCATTCTTGCTGTTTAGGTTTGCTTGATAAGGCTTCGGCAACATCACCGACAGACCAAGTTGTCGGTTCGCTTGCTGGCTTACCATCGTCAGCAAACGACTTTCGGAGTGCCATTTCAATAATCTGCGAATTGCCACTTTTGCCATAAATGTTTTTAATTGGTTCATCATTCACCTTTTTCATGTCATCCTTTGTAGCTGTTTTGTCTGATCCTTTTAGCAAAATAATTGCTCTACCTAATGCGCTTGTAGCTGTATCCTCAACATAAAACTTTTTCATGTTTTGGATGTAACTCTCTCTTGAACCAAATGCAATGTTAGAAACGCATGGTTGCTCATCTTTGCTATCTCGCCACAAAGTTGCTTGCACCAAGATATAACCATTAACTGCATCATGGCTAATGACTGAAATATCAGATCTCCCTGACGGAAAATTTAATATAAACCATTTGTTCAAAGTAGCCACATCTTCATAATCTGCCAAATTGAAAGCCATTAGTTATTCCTCCCAGTTTTCATCTTTGACTGCATCAAGCACAGTTTTATAGACAGATCCATAGGCAATGAAGTCTTTGATGCTGTCGTAATGATCTGGGGTTTCACTAAGCCTAGAAACCTTGACCAACGCCATACATAAAGCAGCTTGGTGTGGTGTGATTGGGAAATCGAGATAAGCAGACCATAAGCCAGCAATTCTTTTGTGGTTATAGTATGGATGTCCATAGACACTTCCGCGCTGTTGGATCGTAGTAATGACCTCATCAAACAAGCTTTCAGTTTTTGTCATAATCAAATACTTGATCTAGTTTGCTATCTGTGATCCTGCGGTGCATGTCGTAGCCGTCTTTACGACCTTTCCAGTAACCTGACTGAAAGGCATTATCTTTGACTGTTGAGTAAACTCCCCAAACAATGAAATAACCAAATACGCTGTAAAGCACTATCCATGGTGCTGTTGTTTCTATCATGTCGCTCCCTACATATACACAGGCGATCTGTGCATACATAAAGTATGACCTAAAGCAATGACCTTCGGTTATTTACTTTCGGCGTGTTTTATAACGATTAGATAACGCCAATATCCTCAAGATCATCGATATGATCATCAATCGTGCGGTGCTTATAGTCTGTTTCAAGCCCCATACGACTTTCCAAGAGCTGTGAAACTTCCGTCTTTGTTAATCGGAATTAGAGTTGGGGTCATGTTTTTTCCGTTCCATTCAAGGATTGCGATACCCATCTGCCAATTGGCTACAGTTCGCGTGTAAGAGGCTTTTGCCTTATTCATAAGGTTTCCTACCTCAATGCCATATAAAGGTCTGTAATGACCTCCTATGCCCTCTGAATAGGCACTCATGCCCAATCTGTGCGTGTGTCCAATAACGCAACTTTTGCCCGTTTTGCGACTAAGGTTTAATGCAGTCATTCCAGCATTTGGATTGGCATTGCCTTCATCGCCATGAGCCAAAACCCAGCCCTTTTCAAATTCGTAGAATGTCTTATGAAATGTAATTCCTAAATTCTCAAAATCCATAAACTTTGCATATTGTAATTCTGGAAGGCTGATTAAGCCCGGCACTTTTAAAAGAGTGTTATAAAGGCGATCAGTATGATTACTGCGGACAATATGAGCCTCTTTAGCATTCTCAGTTAATGACCAAAGGATCTCTTGAGTAGCTGTGCGATCTTGGTCAAGACTTTGCTGATAAGCCAAAGGTGTTTTCTCAGCCCATCTAGAAATGGTTTGAAAGTCAATCTCATCGCCAACACATAGAACGCTGTCAAATTTCTCACGCCTTGCAAGTTTAATAACATTTTTGACTGCTTGTTCATGGTGGTATGGGATTTGAAGATCGCTGATAACTAAATATCGCTTAATCGTCATCCTCATCGTCAGTTGGATCTATGGAAGGAATAATCCCACCATCGCCTACGACCCAATCAGGAAAAGTCTTATGCTCGGTCATTAACCAGAATGCGTGCTCTGGTGTAAATCCTGCTTTACGAGCTGCTTTATAACATTCGTGCAACGCAATGTAATGCGCATCAATCTTTGTTGGATCAGGAGTTTGGCGAACTACGCGACGATTGATCTTTTTGCGTTTGATAGGTTTTCGTGTGTTCGCCATAAAATAAATTATCGCTTACTAATTAAGATAAACAGATCATCAACACGCGCCTCTAATCTGTTTAATTGATCCTTCATGCTTGAGCCACCATTAGGCTTAAGTTCTTGCAGGTATGATTTAATAACGAAGCGCAGAACCAGCAATAAACTTGTTAATACGGCGCATACGCCAACGCTTAAACCAACCCATTCGTTCGGTGTCATTTGGCATTAACGCCATAATCTACTTCTTTACCGGAACTTGGATCAATTGCTTTAGCCAATGGTGCAACTAGCGCACCAGCAAGAATTGCAAACTCTGGTCGAATATCAGCAACAATTGCCAACACGACAGTTAAACCACTAGCTGCAACAGCTCTTAGATATGACTTGATTGCTGCTTTGTGTTTCTTAGATAGTTTCATTATTTGCCTCCTAGTAGTGGGATGTTAAAGAACTCGCCTTTTTGATTTGCTTTGAATGAAATGTGAATATGTTTGTGGTGTGAATTTATGCCTCTGTATTTGCGCCATTTCCAACCAAGCAAGGGGGATGCAATTTTGCCAACATGAATAATGTAACTAATTCGTTTATCAATTTTTGCAGCAACTCTAATTTGTTCTGCTAAGTAAATGCTCATTTCAGGCTGATCGCATAATTTGGCATCGACATCGATAGCACAAACTTCACCAGTATTAGGCAACGGGTTGTGATCGCTCTTAGTGTTTTGGTGCTTTTCGTTCCCGATCCAACCATCCGACTTGCGTGATCTATCGGCAAAACTGTCGTCAATCTGCTCACGCATTTGAACAGCAGCTTTAGATAACCAAGCCTTCATTAGCCAGCGCGGTTTGGAAATTGTGGATTTTTAACTTCATCAGGCAATGCATTGTAAGCATCTTGAATTTGTTTCCAAGTTGGCTTAGGTCTTTCATCTTGCCAATTAAGTTCATCAAAACACGCTTTAGTGTTTGCAGTAGTGCTACCAAAATACTCTGCTGCTGGTAATAATGCTTCAATTCCTAGTGCTACATCCATATTAACCCACCTTTGTTATTGTAACATTTGCATAAACTAATGTATTTCCAAAACTGTTGTTTACACCAAATCCATAAGTAGTTCCAGTTTGTGAGCTTTGATGTTGTAATTCAAAAACTTTAGAACTAGTTAATACAATTACGCCTTCAACAATTGCACCTACGGAAACTACTGATCCTGGTTCTGTGTAACTGTTTTGACCTAAAATTGCAACAGCACTATCAGTTATGTTGTAAAATCTTGCTTGATTTTTTTCTACATTTACGCATGGTGCAACCGCAGCAATATAAAAAGTTCCAGCAGGTAATGTTATTTGATTACTTGCTATTGATGAACCTGTAATTTGATTAACTTGAGTGGCGTTAATATCTCTTGTTCGCCAAGCACCTAATGTAAATGTTCCACCATGAGTTCCTGTTGTTTTTTCATCTCTAAAAATTGCCATTTGAGTGGCACTAGCAGTAGGTGTAACCCATTTTAATCCAGTTGCTGTTGTTGTATCAACTGTTAATAAATCGCCATTTGTTCCTGAATATGCTAAACGAGCAACTGTGTCTGCTGCTGTTCCTGCAATAAGATCGCCTTTAGCATCAACAATTGTTTTAGCTATTGCTGCTCCAGCATTTGTAAATACTGTGGTATCAATTGCAGTTCCGAGTGAGCGAATTGCTGCTGCGCCATCCTTGACCAGCGCGGTATCGTCTGGAGTGCTCCAGCTATAATTGGTAGTGGTTGCCATATTGTCCTTTATCTCAGGCTACGATTGTAGCGTATTCCCATGTTAAAGTTGGGCTTAAAGTGTTCCATGCTTCTGTAATTGGTGTCGTATTCCAACGCATTGCGACTTGACTAAACGCCACAGGCGACAAGTTAATTGTCAGGAATAATTCGTTAAATCTGGTGCTCCATGACCAACCTTCGACATATCCTTCAAACTCACCGCTTGAGATTTGTGTTGGTAGGTTTTGCAGGTTAAGCGGTTGCCCCATGAATACGCTTAGCAGATTATCCCGATCACTATTGTCAATTTCTGGATTTGTGATTGGGAAAGTAATGCTCTGGAATGCTGGTTGTGGGAAGGCTCGCTGGGCAATATACCGATCTGCCACAGCTTGAGCATCAACAGCTGAATGAAGCACGGAGTTTATGCTTTCGGCTTTGTAGCCATAAGTTGCAATAGAACTTGCCGATGTTGCAGTTTCCTGTGATCCAAAATTATTGCCATAATTAATATATACATCATTGCGAATATCACCTGACCTTGTAATGGTGCTAAGTCCTTGACCTAATGCATGATTGGCACTTAAATCAACATATCCGTTTGTGAGCAAATAATTCTGCCTGTGATCTGCATCGGCATAACCAATGTTGCCTTCATTGTCCTCATATAAATATCCAAATGCTGAGTTAGCAATAAGGCTTGCAATGTTGTAAATAGTATCTGTTTCGGCTGCTCTGTTTTCCATTGTGTAAAGTCCCGGAGTGTCAATCTCACCAAGTCCTAGATTTTGCGCATTAGCCCATGTTTCAGTTGCATCGTATCCTGCCCAAGTTGTAGCTGCTGGCACATCATTCCAAGTGCCAAGCAATACGCTAGACAATAAATCATAAATCTGATTGCCATCCTCATCCTGTGAGATTGTGCCTAAATATAATTCTTTTGCTAATTTAACAAGTGATCCCATTGCAAGGACTGTGTATTCAATAACAGTTGCATTTGATCCAGTTGCGCCAACGCTGACTGTAATATCAGTTATGTCGCCACCAAATATATTGACATAAGCAGCTGATGTGTTCTTGACTTGCAGACTTAAACTGTCGTTAATATCAAATGGCAATGTTTGACCAGTTAATGCCACAAATGTAATTTGCAAATAAGATGGATTGGGTTGCTGGTAAATATCTGTGCGACCAGCCTCATGCTGGATGTCGCTTATTGCTATGTCGGTGTAATCAACACCTGCAACTGTAAGTTTCCAATCGGGCGACCATGCAGTCATTATCTATCTCGTAATGCTGTCTGTGATATTGATGGTGTTGATCTTGATGCGCTTTGATTAACTACTTTAGCCACAGCTCTTGCAGCACCTTCGCCATCTATTGCGTTAATTGTAATGTTCATTGGATTGCCTGAGCCATAATTAAAGTTTGATCCGCCTTTTGGAACTGATGGCAATGATGATCTACCTGCTGATGGTGCTGGGTTAGGCAATGCACCAATATTAACTCCGGGAATTATATTAACTGCTCGAATAAGTTCATTGGCAAGGGATACAACTAAGCCAATTGCTTCTCTTAAAAATGTAAT